GTAGCAGGGAGACCAAAGGACTCACTAGTATCAGTAAGTTCAACATCAGAGTTCCCATAACCACTACGAGTAGTCTGGGTAGCGGAAACAATTGGAACAGCGAATTCCACTGCAAGACCACGAAGTTCTTCCGCAATTGATTTGATGTACGAATAAGAATTTGCAGAACCATTCGCCTTATGCCTACTGGAAGCACAAATATTAAGGTAGTCAATGAAAATAATATCAGGTCGGAATGATTTCTTAAGAGCAAGTTCATTGAGAAGTGCCTTGAAATGTCCAGAGTGTGCAGAAGCAGTAGGATACTCTTTAATGATTAGAGTTCCTTGAGTTTTCTTAGATATACTTGTTACCTTATTCTCAAATGCTGAACGTGGAAGTTCAACCAATTGCTGAATCGGGACATTGAGAAGGTTTGCATCAATTCTTTCCGCAATTCGTTCCTCCGCCATCTCAAGAGTGATGTAGAGTACGTTCCTGCCCTGTAGCAACGCGGCACTAGCAACGTGGCACATAAAGAGGGATTTCCCGACTCCTGTACCAGCGAGAGCAATATTGAGAGTCTTATTAGGGAGGCCACCTTTTGTGATTTTGTTGAAATATTCCAGATCAAACTCAATTTTATCTTCTTTTCGGTGATAGAATTCATAACGTTCACTATAATTTTGTAGATAGTCGTGACCGATGTTATTATCAAAAGATACTGCTAGGGCATCGGAAAGAATGCCAGGAATTGCATCCCGATTTTTCTTCCCGTCATTACCATCAGCAATATGAATTGATTCCATCAGAGCAAGATAAATTGCTCGGTCACGACACCACTTCTCCGTAGTATCTAGCATCCATTGCTTCTCCACTACCGAATCATTAAGTGATGTGCAGATTTCACGTATATCCTTAATTTCAGTTTCGGTTAAATCAGTCCGGTTCTCAATCTCAATACCAAGTGCTTCTTTGGTAATTGCAGAATTATACTTGACAATAAACTGAACGATTTCCTCAAAGACTACTCTTTCAGACCTTTGCTCAAAATATTCGGGTTGTATAAAAGGTATAACTTTTCTAGAATAATCTTCATTGTATACAAGGTTTCGGAGAATCGTATTTTCAAGTCTTTCCATTATTTTAACTATAAGTTTTTCTTATGATGAGGTACGTCAAATACAAATGTAATTCTAACGTTGTCTCCAATATTCACTGCACTATGCGGAAGTTTATTATTGAACCAAAAAAATGTTCCAGGTTCAATAATCACAACTTCATCCCCAACAGTATACTCATATCTTCCCTGAATGGAAAGATGATATCTATCTTTTGTAAGATAATAGGTTCCTTCATCAATATGAGAACCTACCATCTCACCAACCGGAAGCGATAAAAAGGCGCATCGTCTTAACTTCTTAAATCTATCAAATACAAATTTAAGAATCTCAGTATGTCTTTCATATGCTGGAGTTTTAATACAAATTTCAGTATTTCCAACATATTCTCCCTCTTTGGTAATGCCACCCATAACTAACTGCAGTACATCTGCAGTTGTTGTGTATTTTGATGGATCTTGCTGTTCGGTATTCTCAATATTTTTTTGAGATCCCCAATCTTCAGTATATTGGTGTAATTGATTCAATATCCTGGATATATCAACACCAGTTTGTATAATTCTGATGTTTTTCATAAACCATAACTAAATTCCTTTCGTGCTGTTTCATCAAGTGCCTGCATTACTTCTGGAGTAAAATATTTTTCAGGTTCGGCAAGAATTTGTTTTGCATAGATTTTTTTACCATCCATCTCATACCTACCAGCAACATTCTTCCACATTCCACCAAGTTCACCAAGTTCTAGAAGACCATAGTACTTATCAAGACCACGTTCATCATAATAAAGACGAACTTCAACTTGTTGATTCTCCTTACTTAAACGTGATTTGGCAGTCTTACATTTGATGATATTACCAATGATTTCTGTTCCGTCTTTTTCCTTTTTCTTAGAGAGATGAATGATAGTAGACGCAGCATACTTGAGACCACTACCACCTCCCATTTCCTTTGTTGGGACGTATGCACCAATCACATCATAAGTGTGATTGGTTACAATCATTGGAATATTTGCCTGACCCAGTTTCAAAGTAAGCATTCTGAATGCACCTTTGATTAGTTGGGATTTGGTCATATCCCTTACTTCCTTGTCGTTCAGAGCATCATTAATCTCTTTGCTTGTGGAAAGCATTCCCAAAGAATCTAGCACAAACATGCAAGGATTGCGTTCTGCTTCGGGTTTCTTCATATAAAGATCAACTGCTTTCAGTGCCTTTCCACGAAACTCTTCTACAGTGACAACATTGACAACAACCAAGCGAGTTGTGTCAATGCCTCTCCCCTCTAATAAGGATCTGGTGATTGCAGCTTCAGTATCAAAATACAGACAGTATCCAGTAGGATTATTATCAAGAAAATTCTTAACGACTGCCAAACTAAAGAAAGTTTTTCCAGTGCTTGATTCGCCCGCAATTGCAGTAATTTTATTACCAGATACCCCACCAAAGATGCTCCCGCTAACAAGAGCATTGAATATGTAACTACCGGTGTCCACATACGTTTCAGTTTCGTCAATCTCTGATGCAAGTTGTGTGTATTCTCCACCGATTTCGTTTACTATATCTTTTAAAAAATCCATTAGTTAAAAAATGACTCCAAGGTTGTTGTATGTTCGGTTTTCCATCCAATTGCATCAAGAATGGATTTAAGTGGTTCAAGAAAACTCTTTTCAAATTGTAGTTCATAATCAATGTATTTGTCAAGACCCAGTTCTGTAGGAAAGTCTTGAATGAAAGAGATGATATTTTCTTGAATGATATTTGGTTTTTTGAGATAAATGAACTTAATCTTCTCACCATTACCAATAAGTGAATATTTATTGGTCAGGTTCTTCTGCGTAATATAATGATTGAAAAGAAGTGCTCCACGAATATGAATAGGTGTTCCTTTAGAATAAATGTCCGAATGAGAACGATACTTACGAACATCAGAAGCAGTTCTTGGAAATGCAATCTGCTCTGGTGGAAGTTTTCTAAAGTCAGTACGACACTTATTAATAAACTTAATCACCTGTTCTTCAGTTCCACTCATCATCAGTTTTAGACCATCCTTAATCATTTGACGACAAGGAGCAGGAGTAGAAGATTTAACTGCCTCAATACCCATCATCTTCAGTTTAGGTTGATCATAACGAACACCCTCACTATCCCAAACATTGAGAATGTAACGTTTCTTAGCAGTCCAGATTCCACGGTCAGCAATATTCTCCCGTTTCATCTGCATCTTCTGGTCGTAGGCATTTACATAGTCTGCCAATTCTTGGTAACAACTTTCAATATACTTTTCAAGTTCTGATTTGCAAACTTTATCTAAAAAGTTAACTATATCTTCATTTTTTCTTTCTTTATTTTTATAAATTTTTTCTACCAATGGACTCATATTCAAATATACAGAATCAGTGTCGGATGCAATAACATAGTCTACTTCATCTGTTTTAAGTATATTATTGAAATACTTATTCAATTTATTTTCAATCCAACGAATTGAAACCTGCCCCGAAAGAGTGATTGCCTCAGCATTTGCCAATTTAAAATACCTAAACCATTGATTTCCAATTGCCCCGTACAAACTATTGATTTGTATCTTTCTCGCCATTTGATTATTAGTATATTTTGAAATATTTTTAATACAATTTTGACGAAGTTTTTTTAATTCTTCTGTTGATATTTTAGAATAATCAATTTCCATAATAGTTTTCCAAAGACAGGTTTCTCCACATCAATACTCTAGTGACATTTGAATTTCTTGCTCCATCTTTCCTGTAAAGATTTTGATTAGAAATCCACACACTAAATTCTTCTTCACTCATAGATATAAATTTTAATTTTGTATTTTTTCTAGTTTCTGATATTTTTTTTGATTTTTCTATAGAGCAAGGTGCAGATTTTCTATTTTTAGGATACTCTATCTTCATTCCAATTTTCTTTTGTCTCATTTTTTCTATTCCATTTTTTATAGAATCTTCACTTGCCCCAAAATATTTTTTACCCTTCATATCATTCCTAGATTTTCCAGTTCTAATATTGGACAAACAATTTCTAACTGTTTCATATTGTCTTGATGTATATTTTCTTTCTTGTAAATCATTAGTAACGCACATCATAGCAAATGCAGAACCCATACTAAAGGTTTTATTATTTCTAATTCCATATCTTTTCAAACAAATTTTATAAAGCAACCAATGTGCTAAAAAATGTTCTTTTGGAGTTAATAAAACCGTTCTATTATTTTTCCCATAAATTGAAACCGGGAAAACATGATGTTCCTCAATGTAAAATTCAATACATTTTCTCTTCCAATTTCTACTTTCGGCATTCCTAATCAATTTACAATAAGATTTTAAATAATTCATTCGACTTGAACACTTTTTATTATTTATATTATGGAGTATTTAAGTCAACTTTTCTTCGTTTTAATTCTCCTTCAATTACCTCCAGATTAGACTTTTCTTTTAACATTTCCCTTTTAAAATATTGCCTATCGTTAAAGATTTTTTCTACGAGTTGTGGAAATATTCCTTTTTTAGTCGTATCATACATACAACCATTTGCAGAAACACATTTACCTTCAATATTTTCTATGACAACTTCTTTATTGAGTAATTTATCGACAGTTATTCCTGGATATTTTTCATCTAAGAGAGTTTCGGGAGAAATATTATATTGCATAATAAGAGAAGGATATAGAGATGTTAAATCTAACGATACCACCCAATCATACACACCAGGAATTGGTTCCTTCACATATGCACCAGCATACTTAGAATCTTTGTCAGACCTCACATTTGGAGGAATGACAATATTCTTCTTTTTCAGATAGTTGTAGATAATTGTATCCCACATACGAACCTGAGAGAATACATCAGCATAGTTTGCCTTAGCATCATATGCCATCGTCAAAGCTAGTTCAATCAACTTCATCTTGTCTTCCAAACGGTCAACAAGTTCTACGTCAACGATGTTATATTCTACAAACTTCTGCCAACCTTTGGTGTAAAAGTCTTTGAACGTATCAAACTCGGAGTGGTCAAGTTTCTTAGAACCAAGTTCCACCGAAGCAATATGGTCAAGACGATAAGATTCCTGCGCTTTATAAGTAAATTTCTTATAAAGATTTAAATAATCAAGTTGACTTACTCCACCAATATCATAAGAGATATGCTTACGACCAGAAATAAATTTCTCACTTTCAGTTACAAGTCCCCAAGGAGACATTCGCTTCATCAGTTTTTCACCAAGAACACGGTCTATACGACGAACCAAATATGGAATGTCATACAGTTCACTATTCCAACCAGTAATGACTTCTGGAGTATTCTCCTCAATCATCCACCAACTAATGAAGTCGTTCAACAAATCATACTCGTTTGTGAAGGAACGATAGTTTACATTAGTCTGCCGATTATTGAACTTACCAAGACCCCAAGTACGAATCTGTTTCGTATTATAATCTTGAATCGTAATCAACAATACTTCTTCGGCAGCACTTTCTACATCAGGGAATCCATTCTCAGATGCAACCTCAATATCAATTGTTGTAACTTTAATTTTACTAATGTCAAACTTGAGTTCATCTTCAGGATAAGTCTCAGAAATATACTGATAGATGTATCGGTCATTTCCAGAAATATCAAATCCCTCTACACCATCATATCTCTTAATAAACTCCCTACATTCTCTTACAGTTCCTGGTTGTACTGCTTCAACATATTCACCATTCAAGGTTTTGTATTGAGTATTCTTTTTTGAGGGGACAAAAAGAGTCGGGTAAAACTTCTCACGGGTCATGAAATGTCTACCATTTTCATAACCACGAACCAAGAAGTGGTCCCCAACCATCTGGACATTAGTGTAAAAGCGCATTATGCAGTTAGTTTAAGATAGTTTTCAATAATTTCTGGAGTTGGATCTGCAATAGTAAGAATACTATCAGAATGAATCATCAATTCAGTTTGATTAGTAACCTCAGGCCAGGGTCTCATATCTCCTTCACCAAAATATTCATATGGATTGATCAATTTGCAATCAGGTTCTCCAAGTTCGGAACCAACTTCAATAATTTCTGTAATTAATACTGTATCAATTTTCAGAAGTAAACATTTCACTTGTTTTGTCATTAATTTTTTCCTCGTATAAGTCTTTTAAAGATTTGATTGGTTCAACTATAGCAACAATCCAATCAGGTGCTACTACAATTTCAGTATCACTAGTCAGCATAATCCAAGAAGAAAGTGCAACCTGAATTGAATCATTACTAGGATATACTTCCTCAGTAAGAAGAATAGGTTGTTGTGTACTTACCTTATGAGGATTTTTGAATAGATATCCCTGAAGGATAGATTTCAGGGGATCATTGGAAAATATTTCCTTAATATCGGAGATGACGGTCTCTCCAGATTTTAGCAAAGCGAGTTTGATTGCCATTTTATTTCCTCCTCTCCAACCATTATAGCACAAAAAAAGGGGAGGTGCAACTGGATTTTGCCAGTTCCCTCCCTGCGGCGACGATAGTTTAGATCAATACTATTTAGTTGAGTTGATATGCCTTTTTCTTCTGATGTTCTGGAATAACTCTATTTAGTTTGATGGTGAGCAATCCATCAACATATGAAATATCACCAACCACTACATCATCAGAAAGATTCCAAGATCGAGTAAATGCTCTTTTTGCTATTCCTTGATGAATATATTCAACATCAGAATCATCTATTTTTTTTGCTTCCACAAAAAGTTTATTCCATTCTGTAGTAACTTCAATATCTTCTTTTTTATATCCTGCAAGTGCAATTTCCAATCTGAAATCAACACTACTTTCTTTAACCAAATTATGTGGCGGATAGTTTGTGTGTGATTCAAACACAGTTTCAAACCTCTTCAACCACTCATCCATTCCAATACTATTTTTTTGAATTTCTAATAGATACTTTGCAGTTTGTGGTACTGTCATAGTAAATGTACTTGTTCCAAACATAATAGACCTCCTTAAAGCGTCTGTAAGTGAATAATGTCCCCGAAGGCAACATCATTAGTATATATTGGAGAACATAAAAAATGGGGAGTGTTGCTCTCCCCACTTTCTTATTCGGTTTTCATGCAAGTGACTTTGTAATCTCGGAAATAGAAGTCATAGCAATATCTCTGGGAACTCCAGACATTTTAAAAAGATGGTCTCCCTGATCAGAAGTAACAGAGACCGTGAAAGTTTGATTTTTGGGCATTGTAGAGATTTTTTGTGGTATTCCGTCAGAATCAGTCTCAAATAATGTCACAATTGTACCACTAGAAGTTTCCGAATCCCCAAAGATTTTGGGAAGTTTTAATCTCCAATGATCCCAATCTTCAAGTCCAAGACTATATCTAAATTTATCAGAAATTGAACTTGCCACTGTACCCATCTCATCCACATTAAGATATGGAAAAAATTGACGACATTCTTCCATAACTCCAGTGAGTCTACCAGAAGTGGACTTTCTACCATCAAGAGCAGCAAGTCTTTTTTTGCAAATAGCTCTCCATACTTTATGATATTCATTATCAAAATTAGGGTATTTTTCCCGTATAAATGCCATGGTGACACCTTTTACTCTGTTTGCCATTAGTCGTAAAATAAACGATAAGGATACTATAGCACAAAAAAAGAGGGGTGTCAACTCCCCCCCCCCCTATTATTCGGTTTCCTCTTCCACCCGTTTCTTCTTGGCACCAATATTATACTTGGTTTCCAAAATCCAATCTCCTTTGTCCTTATATGCAAGGACTTTGATTTGATTCAATGGTGCAATATCAGAAATCTTAGAAACATCGACGATTTCTACCAGACCCCAATCTGCAATGAGTTGGGCAATACGATTACGACGTTGGACATCATTTACCGTAAGATTAGCGTGTTTACCATCAAGTGCAAACAGTTCTTTAAAATGCACGAGATAATATCTACCTTGCTTATGAAGAATATGGCAAGATTGATAGATTTTCTTTTCCTTGCGCGAAGCAACTCCGATGCGTGTCAAAGTCTCACGAACTTTTAAAAAGTCATCAGGTTCATTTAGGATTACCTCAACCATTTGGTCAGGTGTCCAATTTACAACAGGTTCTTGAACGACACTCATTTTGTTCCTCCAGTTTCAAATTTCGATTTAATAAATGTTAGTTGTTCTTGGGTAAGAATCCTCAAAGCCTGTTTTGCTTTCTCATTACTATAACCATAGTAACGTTTCACATAATCAAGATCTTTGATCGTAT